GCCGGAAATCTGGGCGGTGATTTATTGTTTAATACAAAAGCAGATGGCGGGTCTCTCACCGAGCGGATGCGTATCACGGCTGCGGGTGACGTGGGCATTGGGACGAGTTCGCCGGGGAGCAAACTGACTGTTTCTGGTGATATTCAGATTCTTTCAACAAACTACCTAAGTTTTTCAAACACTGCTCAGCAGACTTATATTCGTGCCGCCGCAACCAGTACATTGGCGTTTGGAACAAACAGCACAGAGGTCATGCGCCTCGACTCCTCCGGCAACCTCGGCCTCGGGGTGACGCCGAGTGGGTGGGATACAACCAATTCAGTCCGTGCTTTGCAGTTGACTCAAGGGGCTGTTTGGGGATATAGCGCGGCTAATATGTATTTGGCTGCTAATAATTACTGGAACGGCACAAACAGAATTTATCTGTCAAACAATACCGCAGGTGAATATCGCATTACAGGCAATGTTCATGCGTGGATGCAAGCCCCCTCCGGCACAGCAGGAAACGCTATCACCTTCACGCAGGCGATGACGCTGGATGCGAGTGGGAATTTGGGGGTGGGGGTAACTTCGCCCTCGTTTACCGCTGGTTCGGGAATCCACGTTTATCGTACTTCTGGCGCAGCGGTGCGAGTGCAAGACGCTAGCACGGACTTTGACGTTCTGGCATTTAACGGAAATGCAACGCTGACTAATCGCTCCAATGGGGCAATAGTCTTCGCCACCAACAACACCGAACGCGCCCGTATCGACAGCAGTGGGAACTTGGGGATTGGTCTCACCCCTGTTGCAAACAACGGAATCTTGCAGCTAAACAGCTATGGCGCAATCAAAGCGTTGATAGAGGGAGCAACAGTCTCCGCAACCGCAGCTACGGGAACTATCAATTACGATGCCGCGACACAAGCCGTGGTGTATTACACCAGCAATGCCTCCGCTAACTGGACGGTGAACTTCAGAGGATCTGGTTCGCTTTCTTTGAACTCCATGATGCAAACCGGCCAATCGCTCACAGTCGCGTTCCTTGTGACTCAAGGCTCCACGGCTTATTACAACTCAGCAGTGCAGGTAGACGGCTCCTCGGTCACCCCCAAGTGGCAGGGCGGCACGGCACCATCAGCGGGCAATGCAAGCTCGATTGATTCGTACGTCTACACCATCATTAAGACGGGCGCGGCTACGTTCACCGTGCTTGCCTCACAAACCAAGTTCGCTTAAGAGGCTGCGATGCCGTTAATTGAAACCAAAGGTGCTGCGTCCGCTCAGGGGTTTGGCGAGTTCTTACAGCAATCTGCTCCCATTTACATCGAAAACGTTTTCTCGACGTACCTCTACACCGGCAACGCTTCTTCTCTCACGATCACCAACGGGATTGATCTGTCGGGTAAGGGTGGGCTGACTTGGATTAAAGATAGGCAGAACGGAACGATTTACCACAGGTTGATGGACACCGTTCGCGGGGCATCTTGGCGTCTTGCGTCAAACAGAACCGACGCACAATCGTATGACGCTCAAGGAGTTACTTCATTTAACTCAAACGGTTTTTCATTGGGAAATTCGGACGAAGTAAATGCAGTATCAAACTACGTCTCATGGACCTTTCGCAAGCAGCCGAAGTTCTTTGATGTTGTGACTTATACGGGAACAGGCAGTGCTGGAATGATTAATCACAACCTCGGATCAACTCCAGGGATGATTATATATAAAAGCACAAGCCTGATCAACAATTGGTGCGTGTATCATAGGTCTATAAGCCCAACCAGTGCGCTTTTTTTAAACTTAACGATTGCCCAAGACTCTGGTCCTGGTTACTTTGGATCGCAGTCTGCAACGGCAACGCAGTTCCCTGTGGGGAATAACGACTTGACCAATCAAAACGGTCAAACCTATGTCGCCTACCTCTTTGCTCATGACGCAGGTGGCTTTGGCCTGACGGGTACGGACAATGTGATTTCATGCGGGACGTTTACTACTGATGGTACTGGTAAAGCAACAGTGACGTTGGGATATGAACCACAGTGGATAATTGCAAAACGAACCAACAGCGCAGGCGACTGGTATATGGCAGACGTAATGCGAGGTATGCCTGTAGGTTCTGCAACGTCTATTCTTACTGCTAATCTTAGTGCTGCTGAGTATTCTTCAGTTAACTTCTTTAGCCCAACAGCTACTGGATTTTTGGGGTCTAGTTTAGATAGTAGCGCCCCATTTATCTACATCGCCATCCGCCGTGGCCCGATGAAAGTGCCGACGAGCGGGACGAGTGTGTTTACACCTGCGACAAGAACTGGAACTGGAAGTGGAATTACGACAACAGCGGCGGGTTTCCCTGTTGATACCTATTTTGTTCGCCGTTATCCTTACGCTAGTTTTCCTAATGATATTATGGATCGCTTGCGTGGATCTCCGTCACTTGTCACAAACTCTACAGGAATAGAAAGCACTGGTAACGGACAGGTAACCTCATGGGCTGCAATGTCTGGTGTCGGGTTGGGTTCTGATGGTGAAACAAACAGCGGTATTCCTCCAGATAACCTTTATGTTGATTGGTACTTCCGCCGCGCCCCCGGCTTCTTTGATGTAGTGTGCTATACGGGGGATGGCACTACCAATAGGGCTATTGCACATAATCTTACTGTTATTCCTGAGTTGATAATAAATAAGCCAAGAAGTTATGCAGATTTTTGGGAGGTTTATCAAAAAGACCTTGGAGTTAACTCGTATATTTATCTGAACAGCACAAATGCAAACGGATCATCTGCTGGTAATTGGAGTTCAATGACAGCATCTGCATTTGGCGCTGGTTATGCGTATGCACATAATAGATCGGGTTATACCTATGTCGCTTACCTCTTTGCCACCTGTCCTGGCGTATCTAAAGTCGGCAGTTACACAGGCACAGGTGCATTGCAAACCATCAACTGTGGATTCACTGGCGGTGCTCGGTGGGTAATGATCAAGCGCACTGACAGCACTGGAGACTGGTACGTCTACGACAGCGCACGAGGCATTAGCAGTGGCACTGATCCTTACTTAGCACTAAATTCAAACGCCGCTCAAGTCACCGGCACCAATTACGTCGATACCACCAGCGTTGGGTTCCAAGTCACAGCCGCTGCCCCTGCTGGCTTAAATGCCAACGGTGGTACTTATATTTTCCTCGCTATTGCGTAAGGAGTTGTTATGGAAATCAGGGTACGCGCAACCGGCGCGGTGATGTTGGAGGATGAGTTCCGAGCCTACCAGAAGGCTATTAATGGACCGTCTTGGGGAACCACAACCGACGAAGTGTTGGAAGCATTGGGTGCGGATGTTGTCTTTGAAGGTCCGCAAGCCACGCCAACTAGGTATCAGGTTTCGTTTCGAGATGGTGTTGAGCAAGACGCTGGAGGTCGCTGGTTCACCAAGTACAGCGTAGCCGATCTTGATGCTGAAGGTATTGCTGCAAAAGACGCAGATCAATCCAAGTCGGTACGCGACGACCGCAATAAACGACTCACCGAAACCGACTGGACCCAAGTAGCTGACGCACCCGTAGACAAAGCTGCGTGGGCAGCCTACCGTCAAGCCCTGCGTGATGTACCTTCTCAAACTGATTTTCCTTGGGACGTTCAATGGCCAACTCAACCGGAGTAAATTATGACAGTCAACTGGAAAATCAACGCTCTTAACTGCAAGCCAAAGGAAGGCAGTCTCAACAATGTCGTTATCACTGCCCATTGGCAATGTGATGCTACCGATGGCGAACATAACGCAAGCGTTTACAGCACGATCAATCTGGACAGCCCTAACGCTCAGTCGTTTATTCCATACAATCAGCTTACAGAGTCGCAGGTTGTTGCTTGGGTTAAGTCAGCCATGGGCCAAGAGGCTGTTCAAGCTGCTGAGGAATCGGTGGCGCAGCAGATTCAAAGCCTTATAGCCCCAGCCGTCGTGACACTGCCCTTACCTTGGTCAACTCAACTTTAAGAGGTTTGTATGAAACTTCATATTCCCATCGAACTCGCTAATCAGATCATTGGCTACCTGGGCACCCGCCCGTACCAAGAGGTCTACCAACTAATCGACGGCATGAAGGAGGCTGCAAAGCCACCGATGACCCCCTTGCAAGAAGTACCAACCGAGGAACAAGAGGCGGCTTAAATGAGCGACGACCTGGACAAGCGCTTATCGGTACATGAAGCGATTTGCGCAACACGTTATGAAAATATCGAAAAGCGCCTTGGCGATGGTAGCAGGCGCATGAAGCATATTGAGTGGCTGTTGTACATCACGATTGCTGCCGTCTTGCTTGGTCCAGGTGTCGCGGCCATGTTCGTTAAGAAATTGCTTGGGATATGAGCCTTGACCTTTTTGTGTTTATTCATTCTGTGGGTTTGCCTATTGCTTCCGCTTGCATTGGCGGTTACTTTGTTTTCTTAACGCTGAAGTACATCTTGGCAGGTGTTACAAGCTCCATCAATTCAATTTCCAGCATCATCACACAGCTTGAACAACGCGTTGATACGATGAACACGCAGCTTCAACGAATAGACATCAAGGTCACGCACAGCTTAGGTCTTGAGCCTGACTACGAGCGCATAGCCCGCGCAGAAAAGGCGGATAACCGGAAAGACTAATGGACTTCAACGTCAGCAAACTGATTGAAGAATATGGTTTTCCGACTTTAGCAGTCGGTGGGCTTATATATCTGGTGTATTACGTTTGGCGCTGGTCAACCGAAGAAATTGATCCGGTGTTATCAACAGCCAAGAAGTCAGTTATATCCCTGATTGATCGAGTGCGGATGCACGATAACGATTTGATTCGGCTAGATGAAAAGATTGATACGGTCCGACGGCTGCGCGGAGAGAAGATTGACCGTGAAGCTAGACGCGCCAAGGAAGAGATCAATAAGAATGGAGAACACTGATGTTTGAGTTACTCGGCGGCGGTTTGCTTGGCAGTATCTTTGGAGGTCTGTTTCGACTCGCCCCTGAAGTCTTGAAGTTCTTGGACAAGAAGAACGAGCGTCAGCACGAGTTATCCATGTTCCAACTCCAAACCGACCTCGAAAAAATGAGGGGCGAGTTCAAGATGGAGGAGAAGTATGTGGACTACTCGATCTCGCAAATGGACACGATTAAGGAGGCTTTTAAGGAGCAAGCCCAAACGGCAAAAGAGGCTGGCTGGTTTGCTTCTTTTATCACTGCTATTACCCGCCCCGGTCTTACTTGGATTGCATTTGGCGTATATGTGGCTGTCAAAGCTGCTGGCTTAACGATAGCCTTCCAGACCAATGCAAACTGGGCTGAAGTCTTGACCAAGAGCTATGACGAGGACGACTTTGC